CAGGATTGTAAAAATCCATCTTTCGTAGCTTCCGTTCTCACCTGTCGGTCTCCATGTATAAATCTCTTGAACCCTGTAGAGGTCGGAGTCTTGCTCTTGGGTAATTCCTTCGTTGTTGTTTTTTTGAATCTTAATTTCATCATCTTCGTTTCTTGAGACTTTCTTAACGCCACCTTTGATGGCTTTCTTAACTTTTGTAATTGAGTATGCGCCAGAGATTGCCCTTTCCATAAGAACTCTCTCGCTCATTAACATATTGTCTGCTATTCTCTCCGCTTGTCCAATGTCAGATGTGTAGCTTGGGAATACAACATCTTCTGGATCTCGAATTATAATCTTTGGCATTGTTGATACAACTTGTTCATTGTATTCAATCACCTCGGCGCCAGAGTTGAATTGTTTAATTATGTCATCTATCTTCTCTTTATCATCATCTAGATCAAGGCCAGTCCTATCAGCGACAAGCAGTTTCTTGTCATTATTATCTAACTCCCTAACCTTGGCTAGTTCCTCATCGCTGAACTCAGACAGGTCAATGACTTTCTTGACATTCTCAACTCTGAAATCTTCTATTGTTTTAAATAGACAGTAACCCTTCTCCTGTGCTTGATCGGATGCGACAGTTAAGGTTCTAAGTAAGTTCATTTCTTTCTTTAAAACATAATTGAAACCAATCTCAGCCCTATGTCTTTTTTCTTTCATCTCAGGGGTTATCTCCCCGACCGTAGGCCCGAACCCAATAGAGGCTGGATTCTTCTGTGCGATTACACTCAAGACATAATTGGGTTTCCTTTTTCTGATTTGTTTATCAGCTTCAGGTAGTGGGATGTTTGGAGCCCCAGCATAAGGTTGACTGGCAGCCCTCTTAAGCCCCATCCTTTGATTCGTGGCAACAACGAGTTTCCTTTTCCATGCAGTTCTAGCATCATCATCCCTAGTAATTTTTTTTCTCAAATCACCAATAAAATCTTTGAGTTCTTTACTCAGTCTGGTAGATTTGCTTTTTTCCCTTACATTGACTGTTGCCATCGTGTTTCCTTTGCTGTTAAGGATTCCCACCCATAAGGATCAAAGTCATCCTCGTTAATTTCACCTCTATTGAAATCTCTAGCCAAATCCTGAATACCTTTAGATGCCCATAACATTAAAACAAAAGCGTCAGCTCTGTCTGGACTCATGCCTATTCTTTTTTTTGTGTCAATCTTTGGCTCAACTATAATCTTGCCAGTGTTTCTGTATCTAAATTTAACCCCAGCTAATTGGCGGGTTAATTTCTCATCATCTAATATTGAGACTTTCCCTTCTCGGAATAAATCTCTCGCATGCCACCAAAGCTCAGCTTTTAAATTAAAAAATCTGTCATCGTAAGCTTTGCGACCAACATTCATCCCCTCCACTGGTTCCCCCATACTAACAAGAAAATCCGTAACACCACCGCCGAGCCCGATATCGTCGGTGATAATTCTTTGAACATCATTCTTCCTGGCTAATCTTATAATTCTAGAGACGGTTTCATCTAAACCTTTTTTAATATAAATATCGTAGTCAACTAATTTATTCCCCTCCCCATAATAAAGAACTGTCTCATCATCACCAAACCTGGCTATGTCAGCTCCAATTACAGGTTTCATCTCACGAGGGATTTCTTTGTTGACCGAATCATTCACCCAATCTCTAGGAATAACCGTATCGCCAGCCGATAGCTCATCCCATGAACCTTCTAGAAACCTACGAACCCAATCCTCAGGATAGATGTCTCTCAACCTATCAACATAATCATGAGGTAGATGAGGATTATCTGTAGGTAAACTGGGTATAAAAATAAAATCTTTTCCGCCCTTACCCCCTACGAACGTATCCCTCAACCAACAATCCTCTGGGTTGGATGTCAATATCCCAAAATACTGCGGTTTCTTCCCGCTTGGTAAAATCCTACGAAGACGAGAGCAGGCTAGCAAAAACTGCTCTTTAGGGATTTCTGACGCCTCATCCATAGCGAAAACGCCAAGCTCCATTGACTTTAACTTAGCAATGTCTGTCTCCTCAGATAAACCAACATATAAAATCTCGCTGCCATTCGGGAACCTAAACGATCTCTCAGACTTATTATGCTCAACCTTTAAGCCCACAGGAAAACACTCCTCTAAGGTTTTCAAGGTTGTGTTTTTAAAGTCACTCAAATGATACCTAGCCATCAAAGCACGATTGCCTGGATACTCCATGCAAAGCTCTTTTACCTCTTCGCATAACCACCTAGACTTACCGCCCCCCATCGCCCCACCGAATAATTTATATCTCTGCGGCGCTAAATGAGCAACCCTTTGCCTGTCTGTAGGGATGTAGGGATTCTGAATTTTCATTTAATGATTCCGCAACCTTTAAAAGTGTCGTACAATGTCGTCTCTAATAGTGTAATGTTTTGATGTTTTAAACTAAGCTCATAATGATAATTAATCGCCTCAATAACCTCATGGATAAAGGTCGTCTCCAACAGCTCTCTAGGAACCTTACTTTTATTATCAAATGCTGAAATAGTGCGTATTGAGATTTTAAACGTTGTGAAATCACACAAGCCCTGGACAACACTCTTACCCTCTTTTAAATCTTCAACAAACTCAACCGTGTAAGGATACGGGCCTATCATTACTCTTTTTGGTATCTTCAACGAAAAACTCTCTTTCTTCCCACTCGCTTACCTTACCAGCATTCCAATCACTAGTTGCTCTGTGATACCCCATTACCCTAGACCAAACCTCACAAGGGGTTCTCTCCTCATCTTTAAGTGTGGGGGCCTGCGAAAGCTCGCTTTTGGCTAAACTCGCTAAGGAGTTTTGTTTTGTTGCCCCCACTATAATGTTTTCCATTTAATTCCCTCAATTATCAATTAACAAAATGTCAAACCCAGCAGATAAATCCATATTATTCGTTCCGCTTACACCCTGAATCTTTACTATACATGGCCCAGAAAAAACTTTTGGTAGAATATAAGGTTGATTATAAGTAGAAACTCCAACCGTCTGTAGTCCTAGTGTGTGTTTGATTAAAAACTTAGTGACTTCATCTTGTGGTTCTGGGTTTTGTAGTAAATTTATATCAATCAAGCCAGCTGCGCCACCAGCTTTATTTGCGCTACAGTAGAAGTTTGTCATATACCCAGTCTGAACGCTAGGAATCCCATACACAGCCATTTGAGTTTGGCCTTGTCCAGGTAAAATAACAGCGGTGTTAGTGTTGTCAATGGCAGCTCTAGCCGATATTTGTCCAACATTAGGGCCACTTGTGCCTTTAGTTAAAACTTTCATTCTATGAATTATAACAAAACTTCCACTAGTTGTAACTTCAGTGACACCACTCATACTTATATCCTCTGAGACTTCTTTGGCGTCCCAATCTGGTAAACCATAAACCCTTAGCGTTTTAGCACCAGTCGAATCAGTAGAGTCAGCTGCATCCGTGGAGCTTATAGCATGCTGCCTAGCCTCCGTTGGAGCAACCCACAATAAAGACTCACCACCTGTAGCCTTTCCACCATCCCAAACATCAGCCGTGGAACCACTATCAATTTCAATGTTTCGACCAAATTTATTAACATATGTATGCCCAGGAACATTACCCTTCGCAATCTCTAAATAACTATAAACAACCTCCTCGTCATTACCGTTCTGGATAACAACTCTCTTGGCTGCCTCAGAGACACCGCATAGCGTGAAGAATATTAAAACAGCCAACAATCCACTCAAACGGTATCTCATGTTTTTATGGTTTTTTTTCAATTTTTCTCTCCTCGCTATGAAATATTGAATGACAATTACAACACAGCACAACGCAACGCATTTCTGTAATTCAAATTCTATTGAAGATATGCTCTCGTTACTTGAAAGCATTTTAGATATTGTGCTACTCTTAGTTGCTCTGTCTCTNTGGTGGAAAACAAGGCATCGACTATCCCTGTTCCCACAAATAGCACAACCAGCCCTGCTCTTTAATTCTGATATCCAACGATACTTTTCCTTCTTCTCGTCATTCACAATGTACTTATAATGTATCTTATTATCAGGCCCATCTACGCTCATCTTCCTCTTTGTTGGAATTTCCACTTCCTTCTTTTGCTTCTCTAGCTTGCTCGATGATCTATGCCTGGATAAGCATTTAATTGAACACAATGTTTTGCCCCACTTTAAGGGCACACCACAAA